CGTTACATACTGACCGTCCCCCTGCACCTGACCGCGAGGTAAGTGGTAGACAAATGCTGCGTCACCATTTTGGTCGGTGTGGATGGGTGAACCAAATACAGCGGGTTCAGTTGGCGTGTAGTTGTAATTTTTGGAAACATTTGATGCACCGCCCAGTGGCACGCCAGTCAACTTAGTCTGTTCCATTATCACCGCTGAACGGTTTCCTGAAGCTTTCCATGTAGGGAGTAGCGCGTCAAATTTGACAGCATCACATGGCAAACATCGAGGAGTTTGGTCAATATCATCAAAGAAGAAGTACAGTCGTGTATTGGGTTTCAATCTGCGAACCCTAACACCAACCTTATTTCCCGACATGTTAGGCAACAAACTTACGTCTTTTACAGACGTACCCATATTGTTGGTCACTTTATGGATGGGCCCAGCTTCTGCGGTTTGAATCATATTGATGGTAGTTTGTTGAATGTCAGATACTTCCATTGTCTGATTCAGAGACACACTGGCCTTAATGTTACCACCAATATCTCCTCCGATTGAAGATTCACCGACCTGTTCAAACCACCCACTTCTTGCGCGATTACCTATAGAGGTGATACCACCACCAGCGACATCCCCAGTGATTGTGCCACTGGCATCACCACCACCATCGATGGTGATGGCTTCTCTGCTGTTAGTTCTGGTCTGACCGACAACGAATTTGTTGTCAGCGGTTAAGGCCCCCATCTCAAAGTTAGTTTCAAATCCCACAACATCCTTAGAAGAGTTAACCAATTTTATCTGGTCAGCGATATTCGTTCCATTGGAGGATGTGATTGTATTTTTTTGCATTGCGGTTTTCATCTGACTACCAGTGTCAGAACGAGGGTGAACATCCATCTCACCATCATAGGTAAACTGCAATTCGCCAACGCAGTTTCGTACTTTGGTCGCAAATCGATTTTCGTTACCAGCACTTAATGTATACGGTCTAGTAATCATACTACCTTGTTGAGTCCAACCAGAAGTACCATGTGAAGGGTTTAATATCAAGTCAACTTGGAAGTCATTGAATGAAGGCCCCAATCGTTTCCTAGACGAATCATAGGAAGCTGAATACTCTGGCGCAGACAAATCACTTAATAAATCACTATCAAATGGGTTAACATAGATACCATTTTTGAATCGGTCATTCCCGTTTGAATCCAAAATTATCTGGTCTTTAGCTTGCATCTCCATCAGACTTAGAGCGAGATAATATTCTAGTCTATTAATTCTCTTTTCTATGGCACCAATATCCCTCATAGAATATCGTTTGTTTTGCCCTTTTAATTTGTGATAGACGGCATTTAATTCTTGACCATATCTCTCTGCAAACGCGGGCGCCAATGATGGGAAAGGTGGAACTTGTATTTCAGCAATCTGCATTGCATCACCAAGTGCCGGTGGTTTAGCAGGCAGACTAGAAACGCCTTCGACTATTCTCATCGTACCGGACTTACTGATTACAAGTTTGTCAACCCTCGGCAAATAGTATTCTACGTCTGTAGAGAATGAACTATTCGGAGTAGGGAATTGACAACCATTCGTAGGCAAATCTAAATCATCTGTGTGATATGGGTTATTAGTAGCAGCGGCAAGTGACGTAGTAGACACAGCAGTACCCTTAACTCTAGGTCTAAAGTCAATGGCATCTCTTAACTGGTATTCCCCTAGTCTCTCAGAGGAAAATGTAGGTATCTCAAACGTGTAAATGCCACTTGCACCACTATCATCTATTGGATATGAATTTTTAGCGAAATATGTTCCAGTAGAAGCACCATAATTGGCAGTAAAGTGACTAAGTTTAACTGTAAGTAATCTAGAAGCGGTTGTGAGTGTACTAGAACCTTTCTTAATGAGTCGCGCATGTCCATAGAAATTATCCGATTGTCCATTATCTAAGATGAAATCATTTATGTAGTTAACTGGTTTGACAGCATCCGTATCATCGGCCCAATTATTCATATCTGACGAAACATAGACTGCTTCGATATTCAGTACGTCTACGATACCAAGTGGGAATGGCCCGTTAGCACCACCAACATTATCTCGCGTATCTAATTTAACATACCGTCCAATATTGATTGCCTTGGGTACTGGTATAGCATCAACAACTTTTACTTCTACTTGTAAGTAAGCATCGTACCCTGCACTTGGATTACCCATATCAAACGACATGGATTGTCCACTAGAAACGGCAGTAACCATGGCGGGGGTTAATCTCGCAACTCTACCCTCAGAACCAGATACGGTTCCGTATCCTAAATTGGTTATGCCAGTAGTCTTACAAACCATGTGAATTTTATTATCTAGTAAAGCCTGCGTCATAGAACCAGCAGTAAACGGGAAAATTACACCAGACCCCAAACTAGATGTACTGAGACTGAACGTACCATTGGAAGCAACAGTTACATTGAATTCTTCCGTGTAATAATATGCTGTATCATATGTTCCACCAGCAGCAGCGGCAAGAGTTTTTGTTGCTTGCCAAGGCGTTGGGTATATTAATTTGTTATATTCTGTTCCGAATAGTACAGCTTCGTCAGCAGTACCATCACCATTGTTGTCTTGTAATATAATATCAGCAAAACCACTATCTGTACTGTTGGGGAATTGAATACTTCTGGCGTCTTTTAAAGACCCGCCGGTTATTTTTACATCGTATACAAAGAGTCTGTACTGGCAAGTAGCGGTTCCCACGGTTCCAGAAGCCCTCTTTAGGGCCCGAACACGACAAGTACCAACGGTTGATTGCAGAGCAGCATGGGCACCGAATGTAGCATCCGTGACAGCAGTAGCGGCAGTTTGAGAACCAACCGAACCATAGTATCCAATATTACATATTGCTCCATCTTCTATGTTAAATACACCAGCCACTTCTTTTACGTTGAAGTAGTTTCCGTACCCCATTGTAACATCGAGGCCTTCTTTGACTTCGGTGGACGTACCCTTCCGTATCTTTATAGGAGTCTTCGCGTAAAATTCTCTGCGGTATCCGTCAGCATATGCAATGCCAGGCGATACTAAAGCGACGAGGTGGTCAATAGAACCAGCATCAACTGGATTGTTACTGAAGTGGTAACCATTGTTGTCTAGTTTATAAGAAGCTCCTCTGTATCCAAATGAGACACTGCCACTGAGAACTTCACCGGATGTATGTGTGGGTGGAGAACCAGCGGCGGAAGTACCACTAAGAGTTACTTCGTATAATTTATTAGCGTTATTTACAAACTGACCTACGGCGTAAGCAGTATTTACAGACGTATTGAAGGTGATACCTTTGATAGTCTTTAAGTGTTCTATGATTTGAATGGTGAATGGTTCTACAACATAGTCGCCATCACTTTCTCTTTTCTCAGCGGCAAATACTTTACCCAACTCAGCAAGTTCCGCAATATCACTATCATACTTCTTTGAAATCTGTCCATTCTGTACTTTGTAGAGAGCAGTAAATCCACTGGGGAATTCAAAGTATTTAAACACAACAGAACCATCAGTAGAGTTTCCAGTTGTGTGTACAGGCCCAGAACCTGAAGTGTTTGATGTACCAGCGGTGGTGACCTCATAGATGTTATCTTCATTCGATATGAATTCACCAATTTCATAAACAGTACTAGTACTATAATTTTTACCAAAAGGAACTTTGGATATTACAGTATCAACTTTTGTTCTATCGGCGCCTGGGGCATTGTAGTTGTATGCACCCGTTGCTGGGTCTAATAGACTCGTGTCATCATCGGATGACTGTATTGATTCTGTTACCTCAATACCAACAAAGTAATTAACATTCATGTTGAATGGGTCAAGTCTTATTTTTTGTGTATCATGTGCAATGAATTTGCCTTGAGCGTAAACTATTCCCTCTTCGATTACAAAATCGATTGCGTACCCATAGAAGTTTTTAGTAAAAGACGCATTGTCGGTATTACTATCTACGACAAAGGTTTTGCCATTTCTGGCAGAAACTGAACTTGTTACGGTTAGGGTTTCCCCCGATTCAAACCGTATTGAAGATGCTATTGTACCTAGTTCGGATTCGTTGCCTTTGGTATAGTTTAGATATAGTGTTTTCTTTTTTACTATATCAGTGTCACTACCAGTAAGTACACTAAGCACTTCTGCTTTAATTCCAGTAGTTCCACCAGTGATTGTATCTCCAACATAATCTGAGAGAGTGTCATTTGATACTGCAACGGAACCAGAATCTAGGTCATTGATTTTGATGTATGGGATAAGAATAGGGTAACCAGAACCGCCCCTAACAGTCGCGCCATCTTTGAATACATAATCACCAAACTCTTTGATGGTGTTCAGCATGTAATCTTGCAGTTGGGTTAGTTCCCTTGCCTGCACAGCAACGCCAGGCTTAAAGACCACGCGATTGAATTTCTTAGCCGCCGTGAAGTCGTTATAATATGGGGTTACATTTAAATCAATCGCCATCTTTGTCTTTCCCTTAGAACGTAAATATTATTTTTACTGTCTCTACCTGACCCTCTTCCCTTGTAATAGGTTTTCTATTATCAAAGTAGATTACGTCACCAGAATCAGTAGATATTTCTGGGTTCGCAAGACTATTTATAGGTAAACCAGAGAGTCCTTTTGTAGTATTTGTGATAGTATCACTTACAGAGATACCCTTGGTGTTTTCTTGTAAGTACACACTATCATCAGTGCCATTACCCGTAGTGTCTCGCAATTGCGCGACTGAGAATTTACCACCACTCGATGTCTCTATACTATCATCAGCACCATAATTATTTGGGTCATTGATAGTAACAATGAAATGGGGTGAACCTGTTGCATCATCGAACAATGTTGACAGTCCGTACTTGGTAATGTTTTTTATCAGTCCGACTTGTCTATAGTCGTTACCTGTAATTATGTCTCTTGAATCATTATCAAAAGAAACAGTCATCCCGACCCGTTTGCAAAACAATTCTTTTTGCGGGTGAGACCCGTGTCCCTCAATCGGTGAGATGACAACTCTGAAAGTAGCATTAACTCCACTACCAGAGGCCTGCACCAGTGTAATAGCAGCGTTAGTATATCCACTGCCTGGAGCCGTTATGGTAACACCTGTGATATTACCGTTTGAATTCACTACAGCAGCGGCAGCTGCGCCAATCCCATCACCAGTTATAGTTAAAGTGACATCACCAGCAGTATAGTCAGTACCTTGCGCGGAAACAACTATCTTGTCGATGGTTCCTTTTACAGCAGTCCCCTCAACATTGGTTTGTAGTGTCGGAGTATCAGTACTACCCAGTGTCGCATCTGCTTTTGCGTTTGCTCCACCACCGCCTGTTAGTTTAATGTCAGCGAAAGTGTAACCACTACCTCCAGTAGATATGGAGATAGATGATACCGCATTGCCAGTAAGTGTAGCATTTGCGGTAGCACCTGTCCCATCCCCCTGTATGGTGACCGTGGGTGGTGAGGAATAACCACTTCCTCCGGCAGTAACAGCGATACTATTAAGTTCACCGTTAATATCGAAAGATGGTTGACCAGCACCAGATACTTTCCTGACTGGCATATAGGCGGTAGAGAGGAACTTAGTCCTATCAGACGCACCTAGTTGGAATAGAAACTTCCACTTATATAAATCAGCGGTTGTAAATATCTCCGTGCCAGTACTGGAAGGTTTAGTTGTACTTTGACCATTGTTGTTATTATCAATACACTTGTAAACATTAAATGCATCTGTTAATACATAAAAGTTTGCAGCCTGCAATGATGTAGCGCCGGAATTGGCAGTATTACTGGGAGAATAATTATCATCATAATTATCGTATATAGTTCCAGTAGCCCAATCAATTCGTTTCGCTAACATGGCGGTGTCAGCAGACTGTACCCTTTTTACAAAGAGTATTGTGTCTCTAAACTGTTGTACGTCCAACCGATTATCATAAAATGTATCGGGTGAAGTATCATCCGTCCATGTATCAGCACGCGAGGCTGCCATATAGAACTTGTCGTTTCCGTTATAGATGTCTCTATAAAACGATCTAGCCTGATGAAATCTCGCCTGTTCTAATAACAGAATGGCCATGCACTAACTCCTTAGTAGATTAACTCTATTAGGAGTCAGATACAGTTACCGTCCAAGTGATTTTTAACGTATCGGCAGCGGCTTTATTGACCACTGAGAATACAGTCCTGCAAAGCAGTGTTCCACCAGAACTAGCGTTTAAAATAGCTGCTTCTACAACTGCACCAGTTCCAACACCAGCACCAAAGTCACCCACATAAGCAACTGAGTTTGACGATACTGTTGTAGATGTCAAAGTCGCGCGGCCTAGTTCAGTGGCGAGAGCAGTATTACCCGCAGCAGCTGAAGCAGAACCAGAACCGATTGCCATATGTGACATAGCGGTAGCAGTAGCATCTTTGATTCGTGAAGCAATATAGTTAAGGCCGTTGTTTACTACGACATTGGTTGAGTGTTGGGTCTCTTTTAAATTCCCTTCCTTATCAAACAATTCAAGTGTCAATCGACCCTTGGCTTGTAAGGCATTTTTTTCTTGTAACATTGTGTTCTCCTGTTTGTTTAGTTGTTGCCTTGGTGTTCCTATTTATAACAATTTTAAAAACTTACTACAGTATCGGCAACATAATCTCCAGCAAAGTAAGTTAAATTCACTGTATATGATTGAGATATAAGACTACCACTATCTCCAATGGATACATTTTCGTCTTCTGATGAACCAGTTAAATCTATTTCTGCGGATAGAGTCGCCACATCGGCAGAGTCTGCACTTTCTGTTGGGTTAGTCTCAACTGTCAAACTATTTATACCGTCTGCCGCATCGGCAGAATCGGAAGGATTCAACCCAATATCAAACTTATTTAGTGTATCAGCGATATTGGATGTGTCTACCTTGACACCCTGCCATAGTAGAGATGTAGTATCTTGTGATGATGAACCATCCACAGCAACTAACTGTGGATTTAGTACTGGTACATCAGCGATGTTCGATGTGTCTGCGCTTACAGTTTCAATAACAAATACTGGTATGTTGTGGTCAGCATATGCATTGTTCGTTGTATTGATACCAACCCCAAACGTATTAACACTATCAGCGGTATTGAATGTATCAGATACGGTTGGTCGCGCCTCAATGACACTAGCATCACCAATGTTGAATGAATCAACTGGGTTCCTGAAGAATACGAATGATATCAGAACATGTTCGGAGAATTCAGCGGAATCTGCAAAGGCCGTTTCGACTGATAAATTAGTGAGCGTGTCACCCAAGAAAGCATAAGAAGTACTTCTCTCAGCATCGAATGCAATAAGTTGGGTGTATCTCGCTCCACCAGTGTTCTCAAAATAACCAGTAGCGTATTCTCCGGTATCAGCTGAGTTGAAGTTAAGTCCTACATCTTTTATCGGATTACCAAGAAGAGTATATAATTCAGCAAAATAGTCACCAGCAACAAGTCTTTCCACATAATCATCGGCAGCACTAGCACCGACTACGGTGTATGGGTCACCCGTTTCAGTACCATCTGAGGTAGCATAGAAACTTGTTATGGACGTACCAATGTAAGTATATGGGCCTTCTTCATCCGTGACGCCGGCAATGTCCGCCTTACTTGTTTCGACATCGAATGAATTCAAGGCATCGCCTGGGAAGAGAGAATCTGGGGTTATACTGTCAACCTCTATTCCCTTGACTATCGTGTCTTGGATAATCAATTCTTCAATATCTGGATACTTGAATAACATGTAAACATCTGTTTCTACTGTAAATCCAGTTGAGAAATCAATGTCTTGTTTTATTTGTAAGTCACCGAACAGGGCAAATCCAGCAGGGTGAGCTGCCCTCTTAACATAATCAGACCACTCGGAAGATTGTAATTCCGATTGTATCTGATAAGCATATGGTTGGTAAACTTGGTTGTCGAATAATCTATTCGCGTCTGATAAGAATCCACCAGAATCTCCAGCGACTCCACCCAGAACAGCATTGTATCCTGTTTTAAAATCTACTATTGCAATGTTGCCAGTCGGTGAGGATAACTCCCCTTGGAAATCTTCCCTATTGAAACCTTGACCCACTGCAAGTACTTCTAGTCCTTTCGGGTAACCAGTTTCGTCCAGCGCGGTGATACGCACATAAGCATTGTTTGCCGTGGCCACCAATGTATACTCTTCCAAGAAGTAATCAACAGCATACTTACCTAGAACACTGCCGCCCTCATTGATTAGGTAAGAATCGCCGATTTTAAATCCACCAGTAGTGGTACTAGAACCAACCTTTATTGAATTGAATTTACCAGTGTTTAAAACTCGTGTCACTATACCTTTGAATGCACTGAGGACATCTACCCCAGTACTTGGAAATACCTCATCTGCTAAACTCACAAAGGATAACGTATTACCAGTGGTAATTCTAATTGCGGGGATATTATTATACCCGACACCAGATTGATTGTTTGTAAATAAAATCTGGGATATGACCCCATCGGTAACTCTGGTCTCTAGGAGGGCATCGGTAGATATAGTGTCAGCAACATTTGGTGTTATAACAATACTTGGGTTGGCAGAAAATCCAGACCCAGCATCCATGATGATGGCTTGTTTGATTCGGCCACTGGAAATAGTACCTACTTTTAAAAATACGCCAGTTCCAGTTCCACCGAATACTGAAGAAGCTATTTCTATTACTTCGTTTGGGTAATAATTTGTACCGTTGTCGGTTATACTAACCGAACTAACTGCATTACCAGCAATAACAACCGATAAGATTGCGCCAGAACTCCCACTGGAATAGTGACCAGTAGCAGTACTTATTTCTATAAATCTAAATTTACATGTACCATCTAAGACTTCACCTTGTTCGTGAGATGGGCCTGTTCCACTAGTCTTTGTAGTTCCAGCATTAATAGAAAGATAGATTTTATTGTTTGCTTTTACATACGTTCCCTTCGTGACTGCCGCATTATTGGCATATGGCACATCGATGTATGATGTAGAATTGCCATCGTTGATGACATATGTACCATTGACTACTGAGGGGGACGGCGCAGCGAATGCGTCACTCGCAGCAGTACCAACTATTGTTGCTATGTCACCAGAGATTTCCGGTAATAATATTTCATCAAACGAAAGTGACGCAGCACCACCGCCTGGCAGAGAGAACGTGTTATCAATACCAGTTAAAACTAATTCGTATGCTTGTGGGTTTGTGTAGGCAATCTTCTTGACCGACTGAACACTAGCTCTTTTGGTTAGACCATTTGTCACGGAACCAATTGATTCGCTGTAGTGAAGGTCTACCTGTTGTCCCACGAAATCTTCTGGGTTGTAGTCGGGAAATGCACTACTAACAAGTGACCCTCTCTCGTACACCTTGACAACATAGTCTTGTTGCCATCTACTTGATGACGGTCTGAGTACAAATTCCTGTGCATTGGAAAGGGTTATCTCTTCATTGTAAAGTATTCTGAATAGAAGTTTGATTGCTTCCCCACTACCCTTGGCAGTGTAGAAATCATTGATGTTTTTAAGTACGAGACTGAGTTTAGCAGTTTGCCCAAGAGGCAAATCTTTAGCATAGTCTTTGTAAAATTCCTTTAGGAAATTATCGTCCGTGTTAACACTTCCATCATCATTAAAATCAACATCCAATTTAGAAAGAAAGTCTTGTAGTACTTTCAATGGCCCGTGTTTTGTGGGGTCAGATGTATTGTTCGATTCTAAGAACTCAAAATACTTTTCGATGAAGGTTGCAAAAAGAGTGTGTTCATTGCGTATAAATTCTGGTAACTGATTACTAACCAGTTTGGATATTTTAGGTTGTGAGTAGGTATCAGGTTTTGTGAGTATGTCAACTACTGCCGTGAATGCAGCAGATGTACCATTCTGTATTTCTGTTATGGTAGCAACAACATCACTATTTGATCCAGTTCCACCGAGCAATGTCGGGTCGAATGTTACCGTGTCCCCTTGGACATACCCGTTGCCTGGCAGCGTCAGTGATACGGAAGTTACACTACCACTGGAATCAATGACAATAGTAAAGGCAGCGAATGTTCCAGTTCCACTCGTGGATGAGGCCTCAACGCCAGTATATGTTCCAGCGTCTAGACCAGTATTCGTAGATGTACTGGTAGCACTAGTAATGGGCCCCGATATAAATACGGTTGGTACTTCATTGTACCCATCACCGGCTTCTGATATCGATACGGAAGTAACACTCCCAGCATTACCTACAGTAGCAGTAGCAACAGCCTGTATAGGGTTGTCGCCAGTGGGCGCACTAATTTTAAGTGAGTATGTACCTTCGCCATATCCAGAACCAGCGGCACTGATTGATATGGATTTTAGGTACTCAAGAAATGATGGTATTCTATTAGTCATCCTTTATCCTTGATATCATGGTAACGGCAACACCCTGTTTAACATTGTTGGTTGTATCGACATTGGAATCATCAAGACCCAGTATTATATTTCTTGCGGGCAACGCAGTGACAGCATAACTCTGTTCTTCGGTAGCACGAACCAACGAATCTGTAGAAATATTTTTTGCACTCTCATGCGGGGTAATATAAACTCGAATATCAGAATTAGTAGCACCACTTATAGCATCTACCTTCATCGATGTTATATCCAAATACCCAGTGTCATAATCGATAGTTCCCACGGTTCCACCAATGACTGTGTTGGTAGCCTTTGATTTCAGAATGAGTTCCCCTCTAGCAAGGTTAAATCGTTGTCCATTGTATTGTTGAGAAGCAGTAAATGTCTCATCTGGTTTGTCTGTTATATAAACTTCGTCCTGAGAACCAGTAATATTTGCAGTGAAATAATTAGTCCTAACAGAACTTGCCAGCAATTTGTTATTGTATCTCAGTTCGTATCTTGAAGCAACACCCAGTTTCGGTGTTATCTTTTTCATCAATCGCATTTCAATGTTATTGGCCAAGATAGATTCATCAACCCCATCAAGTTCCTTACTCAATTTAGAGAAGAAGAAGTTTTTCTTCAATTCATTAACATTGGTATTAAAGTGAGATGTAATTTGAGCGAGCACACTAGTTTTAATAGAGTCTGCACTCTGCGTGGTTATCTTGGGGTCAAACGTCACGGCAATGTTGAATCCTATGAACAAGTCTTCAGCGGTGACAAACTCTGTCACTAATGATACAGGTAATTTGGGATTAATAACATTGGTAACAAGATTGTCTTTTTCGGTCTCTGTTATAACAAACCCAGTTTGGGGTTGCAGCGAGATATAAACCTTTCCATAGACGGGTGGAACATTGTCTTCTCCACCCCACACTGTCACTGATTTGATGTTGGGATTAGACTGTTTGATTGCCGTTTCATAATCGGTAGATGTTACTACCCTACCTTTCGCAGTGTTGAATCTTGGCGCATTAAAACGAATACTATCAATATTCTCTAATTCAAACCCACCAACGGAAGCTGCCGTTGTTGTACCAGTTACCGTTTCCCCACTGCCAGTTATGTTTGTCGGCGAACTAAATTTCCTTGCTCCGTTACCAGCAGTGGCATTTGATAAAATGTATTCGCATATAACAATGTTACCTACATCCAATTGTTTTCCAAGAACACCGTCACCAAAAACAACTTGGTAAAATCCATCAGTTCTTTCTTCTAGGTAATATACCTTAGAAGTTTTTGTAACACCTGTGATAGTTTCTGATAGTGCAAACACCTCAGCATTAAAATTTGTAGTAGAAGTCTGTACCTTTACTGTCAATGTGGTAGTATCAACATTGTCGTTTGGCAATATAATCGGGCCAGACCTATTTGCCGCACCAATGATTTCTGTGGTCGCGGTGCGTGTACCCTCCAGTAAAACTATATCAGTGAATCTAAAAGCAGTCACACCATCAACTATAGATTTTGGAACACTGTAATCTTTGTCTGGGATGAATGAAAAGTTTTTCCCGTTTACATTGGATGTGAAAAGACTGTTATTTGAAAGGGTTAAATTGGTGTCGGAATAAGATGCATCTGGTTGGACAGTCAAGTTAATGTTAGCCTTCGCAGAACGAGCAGACCGTGGCACATACCCCATCGTCTTCGCAATGGACACAACTGAATTTCTCTTTATAGCAGAATCAATGAACGCCTCGTTTGATACCATGTGTGCGAGGACGGCATTATAATGAGTGTTGTATGCCAGTAAATCAACAAGTTGACTGATACCAGATGCTTCAAAGTCGTAGTCTGCGAACTCAGTTTGATTCTTCAGATGTGTTTTTAGATTTGCTTTTATCGAATCAAAATCTAATTCTGTTACATTTTTTACTGACATTATTCTTCCTCTACCTTAACCTATCCAATACTAAACCCAATTCGTGTTTGCTCTTGACGCCTCTTACAAAGAAATAGATTTTACAAGAAAATGCGTTGTTATCTACATCTGGGTATACTTCGACATCTTCTACAATTACTCGTTTTTCCCAGTTCTGTATACATCGTTTTATTTCGGTAGCAAGAGTGGTAGCTGTCACCATGTCGCAGGGTTGAAATAACATCCCCCGAATCGGAGAACCATAATTGGGTCTGAATGGTTTCTCATAGTATTGAGTCTGCAATAGACTCTTTAGAGATTGTTTTACGGCCGAGACATCTACTCGCCGTGCAATGTCTTTCGTGTTCGGGTTCTTAGCGAATCCCAAATCAAAGTCTTTGTATACTGTAGTGGGTACTTTTAACATAGGACTATTTATAATACCTTTTGATTAAGAGTAAGCAGAGTCGGTAGCTAATACGGCGATGCCAAGTCTTTGTTTAGGGTAGTTACCTTTGGAACAATTTCAAACCTTAGATTCTTTATTGCATCTTCGATGTTTTTTATCGTGGGGGATAACCCCTCATTGAGTATCTCTTCTATGTCGATAATCGCTCCATCTGGTAAATTAAACTTAGCCGAGGTTACCTTAATTGAACCATCCTTCGCTTTCTGATAGTTGGGCATAGACTCACATAATGACTCCAAGTCTCCACCCAGAGTCTCTATGAACCCAGCAGGGTCTCGCAAAATCTCATTTATGTTATTGTCCTTATCACCATACTTATCTTTCATTTCCTGTATCTTATCCGCAGCCAACTGTGCCTGAGATATGACTTTTATAATATCCCCAAGTTCGGTTGCAAAAGGAATGCCAGATTTCAGTTCGGCGAAAAACGAGTCTAAGTTTGGAAATTCATTTTGAAAGGCTGCTTCTATCTCTCCCTGCATCAAGGCAAACTTAGCCTTCAAGGCATTGATGCCAAGTTCACTTGCAATAGAATCAACGGTTTTATCTACCGCATCATCAATTTGTGCAGAGACTTCATCTATCTGCTTGGCGAGTTCGCCAAACGATTTTCCTATACCTTCACAACTCATTTGTTAGTCTCCTAAGTCGGTATTGCCGTAGAACCAGCAGAAGAACCACTAGCGATAGCATGAACGTGAGTTGAAAGAACTGTACCAGCACCAGTAACCACTCCGGTTACAACCAGTGTACCAGACATGGTAGTACCAGCAGAAGCAATTGCGGTTAGAGGCGTTGTTATTGTGACAGATGCATTTGTCATTACTGTACTTGAGGTTCCAATCGCAATTGCACTAGGTGTTCCAAATGTTGTTGGAAGAGCAGCACCAGTAGTTTGAGTAATAGTTCCAGCACCAGCAATCGCAGAATTAATAAATCCAGCACCCGTAATCAAGTTATTAATTGCACCAATACCTGTAATTTTATTTTCAATTACGCCAGCACCAAGTAGATGTGTCTGAACTCCACCAACACCAGTTGGAGAAACAACATAGGTTTTCTTGTTTCCGATTACTTGAAGATATGCGGGTGGTGAAACTGGGCCAATCCTTTCTATCAGGTCAACTCTAGCGGTGGTATTAATTCTATCGGCGACAAAGTTAATTGAACTACCAAGAGGAACGCCTGGCACTTTCGGCAAATCGGTTGGGAATCCAGCAAAGTCGATTTTCTGAATCGCTTCAAATTTAATTGAACCACCTTGGACAAGAGCATCGATTGTCGGGGCGCTGCCACTTTTAACTGCTTCCAGTACATCGCCCGGCCTAATCCCCGATCTCAATGAGGCAGATACACCGTAGTCTCCCCTGACAATATGTTTGAAATCATCTCCACTGAAAACCTTATGCAATCCACTATGGGTTGTGTTGGTCTCACCAAATACTCTTAACCTGTAATTACTCATTTCTTTCTTGGTTGAATCAGTGCTTCCAACGACATGGTTGAAATTACCGGCATTTATCAAGTAGTATGAACTCTCTGTATCGATTAGTTCATGTCCTTGTATCTTATTCAGTCTATTACCTTTTACTGTATTATATGAATGTCCACTTACATGTTCGTACTTGTTTCCTTTGACGTTGACATTATAATCGCCCTCTACCGTGAGGTCAAAGTTACCTTTAACATACATGTGTTTATTCTTTAAATCGATGACGTAATCATCACCAACTATTTTTTCTACCTTCGTTCCATCTGCCTGAACTTCTCTAAATGTCCCTGATGTATGGTACTCGTGGATTCTTTCAGCGCCAGGCGTATCATCTACTTCAAAGACATGACCACTCTCCGTTTCCCGAACATGGTTATATGGGTACTTGGATGCAGATGTCTCAACACCTTGTGGATGTGGTTCGTCCCAGTATGTTGGGGCGTATGAGCCCGGCAGAACTGGTATTTGTTCACCGTCATTTTCATGTTCAAACGGAAACTCTTTGTTATGAAATCCACTTATCTTACTTGCATATCCTCGTGGTATTTTGAGTATGCGTGAGTCTCTATTACCCT